TGCGTCTGTCCAACGATTCCACGTTGCAGGATGTTTAACACCTTCGGCATCAGTCCAACCTCTGCCGACCCTGATGACTTTACCTAGATAAGTCCACATTAGTTGTTACCTCGCATTTGAATATTTGAATGGGTTTTCGGCAAATGCCATGTAGATGTATGTCACTCCGCTTGTGTTCCAGTTCCCAATATTTCCACTTAATTTCATTCCGTTTGACAAAAAGTCAATATAGTGTGGGGAACTTGACGCCTCACTGTTAGAAAGATTTGCGAAAAGTAAATTATTATTTCCATCATTGAAGTTGTCTCTTTTGTCATCAACAATGTTCCAACTTTCCGAACCAGAAGTTGCTTTAACCATCACAAAAGCAGGTCTAAACCCTGTGTACACAAACGGCCCATCTGTCGATCCATTTCCGGTGTACGACCCGAACTTGCTGAAGCCTTCAACGCTGTGGAAGCAGTAGGCCACATGCGTTGTGCTAGATCCATTCACAGATGGATTAGTTCCTAACTTAAACACGTCTTCGTCAATATCTGCTACGATAAATACTGAGTTAGAAGTTGAGGCAACTTTAGCGTTTGTTAGGTTTAACTGCATAACATTATCGCCCATCGCTTGACCCCAAACTTGCCAGTTTTGTGCCGAGCCAGTTCTGTTTTTAGCCATAATTAGGTCTGGCTTCAATCTCAAACCATGTCCTACCGTAGCTCCTGATGTGTTGTTTCCCGTGTACGTCACAATACTAAACCCAGACTCCGTATTCGCACTCACCGTAGACGTTATTGAGCCATCTGTGTTGCTGACACCAGAGCCGTTGGCTTTCCAGTTCCAAGCGACAGTAGTCTGTCCTGATGCGTTTTCCCTGCCTAAAGAGCCAAGTGAGAATCCGTCTGCATCAAACGATGTAAGACCTGACCTAGTTGTCTCAGCCGTAGTATCAGCCGAAACAAGACATTTGGTTGCTGTTCTTACGGCATCATATAGTGCGTGCGTATTAGTACTGTCTCTTGATTTAATCCAAACAAAGTCAGGCTGAAATCCTACGCCAGTAATACTCTGAGTCGATGCATTACCCGTATACAACACCGTATTAAAGTAATCTTCAGGACTCGCATCATCGGCAGGGCTGAAGGTTGGCTCAGGTAGGTTGGCTGTGCTGAGTGGTAAATATGCCATATCTAGTTCCTACGCAGGTGGATCGTATTTAAATGGTTGTTGGCCGAAATTGAATGTAACAGTACCACCATCACGCACTGTACATCCTGCTAACCAAGTTAAACTTGTATCTAAACCAGATGCCATAGCGTTGGTAGTTGTTCCTGCAACGATTTCAGCATCGGTTGCTCCATTCCACCATGTTCCGTTTTTACCTATCCACAATGTTCCATTGTCTGCATCGTAAGCAAACATCACAACATCGCCTGTTTGAATAACCCATTCAGCATCCGTTGTTGCCGAACCATCCACATAAAAATTAGTTCCAACACTGTATATGGCGACTGAGTTTGTTAAATTGCCAATGTGGGTAGAATTCAAATAATTATTTGCAGAAGATTCAATGCCAAGCAAAGCCCGTATAGACCCACTCGCAGAATTTACGTCTACTTCCCAATAATATTGACCTGTTGTCATTCCGATTGTTGATAACTGACTACCTAACCAAGATGCACTGGCATATGAAACCTTCAAGTTTCCTTCTGAAAGAACATAACTACTATTCCCCATCAAAGGATTCAACGTAGCAAAGTTATCAGTCGGACTATCCAACATCTGATCTGTGAAATCAATGTTGTTTGTAGTCCAGTGGTTACCATTTCCACTTACTTCGTTGCCAAGGCCGCTAGGTACACCAGAGCTATCTGTGAATGTAGTCGATCCATTTGTCGTATCTGACTGAACTAAGTACAGCGTATCTGAGTCTGATTCAAACGCTGTTGTCGATGGGGTAAATCCTGAAGTGTAGCGAGCAACGGTAGAAATGCGAAACTCGTCAATGTAGCCATTAAATGAATTAGCCTCTGCCGCATCACGATAGTTACCTATACAGAAAGGGGATGACGATGCATAAGATGCAGAGTCAGACGTACTAGCCTTAGATACTCCGTCAATGTAAAGCGTTGTTGTGCCGCTACTTCGTACTATTGCAACGTGATGCCATGTCTGTGCTGTAAATGCGCTACCAAGTGACAATGTGTAAGCCAAACCATTACCATAATAAAAATAAGCAACATTACTGCCATAATTAAACTGAAGCGCATAGTTTCCTGCGTAACCCGCACCACTGCTTGAATAGTTGCCCCACAAATGTTCATAAGTAGGTAGCGAGCTATTGTTGTGGTAGAACCAACCTTCAATCGTGAAGTCGCCAGTGCCTAGTGCAAATTCTGAATTAGCAGGAGTTTCTAAGTAATCACCATTTCCGTCAAATAAGATTGATGAGGCACCTGTCTTAGACTGTGCTGTTGAATGTTGCACTGAACCATTAGCTGTTATTGGAAATTGCGTCCCTGTCGCACTGAAGTCGAGATAAAAGCCATTCGTGCCGTATGTCACCGATGGAGCCTTCGCCACCCAGACACCTGATTTCAATTCTCCGAAAGCGTCAGCCGTGTAGGCTGTACCGTCACAAAAGTGGACTTCGGCTAGGTAGCCGTCGAAGTAGTCACGACTATCGCCAAACCATCCACCATAGTTTTCTCCCAGATAGCCAGTAACGCCAGAGGTATTCCAACCAGTGGTGTCGTTAAGGGCAACAGAATTTGTGGAAGTTGTCTGGCGCACTCCATTTACATAAGTAATAAATCTATCGTCTGCGGTTGCATTTGCAGAGTCAAATACTTGCACAATGTGATACCAAGCAGACGGGTCACGAAACACAGCATTTGTGACGTGAGTTCTACCAGTTGATATATACGCCTCAATATCATCGGGATAAAAAGCTACAAAGAATGTCTCGCCACCACCATTTGACGCACCATAAATAGAGTGCTCCCTACCTATTTCACCACGCTTGCACCAGAAACTCATAGTCCACTTTATCTGGTTTGTTGGAGTTCCAAATGTAAACTCAAAGTATGGGCTATCTCCATCGTTAAACCGTAGACTCTGCTCTAACGGGAAGTCGTAGAAGCCCCGTGTGCTACCTTGTTTTGCATTACCTTGAATGATCGACATTAAGCACCTGCACTCGTAACAGCTGGAGTTGCTGACACCATGACGTTAGTGCCATCTGAGTAGTATGAAATGAAGTACACACCTGCCGCACTGATCGTAGTCAGGTCAGCACTTGAGATGTACGTTGATGCCGCCGCAGAGATTGTGTGACCGCCTGAGTTGTCTAACCAGATGTTGCCAGACTGTCCTGCTGTGATGTTCGTGAACGTCAGAGTACCGTTGCCTGTCGGTGTGCATTTGAAGTTGTTGGTAGCGTTCATGTCAAACGACAGATCGTTGTCTGCTGTGACTGTGCCACGCATCGGTACAGTGATGGTGTCGGCTACATCGGCTTTGAGGATGTCAGCATCCAAGTTCGCATTGACGTAGGTCTGCACATCCGTCATCGCAACCTGAACCATCGTGCCATTGTCATTGACAACCACACGGTCAGCATCGACAAGGGTTGTTGATGTGGCGGTTGTGTCGCCATCCATGATATTCAACTCAGCAGTGCTGGTTGTGACGTTATCTAACTTGTTTAACTCAGCCGCAGTTGCAGTGATGCCAAGATCAGAAAGTGTACTCACATCACCCTTAGCGTCTAGCTGAGTCTGGATGTTGGATGTAACACCATCAATGTAGTTAATCTCTGCGGTAGTGGCTGTTACGCCATCCATCAAGTTTAATTCAGCAGTTGTTGCTGTCACACCGTCGAGGATGTTTAACTCTGCTGTACTACCTGTGTAACCGTCGAGCTTGTTGAGTTCCGCTGTTGTTGCTGTTACGCCATCAAGAATGTTGAGTTCTGTTGTAGACGCTGTCAATCCATCCAGCTTATCAAACTCAGCAGTCGTCACTCCAGTTGCGTTCAAGTCCTTTGCATAGTTCAGATCCGCAAAGGTACCTGTGAAGCCGTCAAGCTTATTTAGTTCTGCCGTAGTCGCAGTGACGCCATCTAAAAGGTTAAGTTCGGCAGTTGTTGCAGTTAAGCCATCTAGCTTGTCAAACTCAACAGTGGTTACACCTGTTGCGTTAAGATCTTTTGCGTAGTTTAAATCAGCGGCAGTACCTGTGTACCCATCTAACTTATTCAGTTCAGCAATGGTAGATGTCAAACCTGCTAACGTATCCATCTTACCTTCAAAGTAGGTATTCAGGTCAGTCATAGCGACTTGCTTCATTGTACCAGCATCGTTGAACACAACACGGTCAGCATCAACGACAGTTGTTGAGGAAGCTACAGTATCACCATCTATAATATTTATTTCGGTGGTGGTTACAGTTGCCCCATCTAACTTATTGATTTCAGTGGCTGTGGCTGTAACGCCAGTCAAATCTGTGGGAGCAATAGAGATGTTTGCAGTACCATCAAAAGACTGACCAGCAATGTTACGTGCAGTCTGCAAAGCAGTAGCAGTGCTCGCATTGCCAGTAACTGCACCTGTGACATTACCTGTGACATTACCCGTCAGTGGACCCACAAAAGAAGCCGCAGTAACGGTTGTCGTCGAGTCGATCTTGGCCCCAGTTACCGCATCATCGGCAATACCTGCAGTATCAATCTGCGGCCCCTCACCACTTGTCCCATCATGCGAGTGTCCAGTAGATGCGTTAAACGCCGACTGGATGGCATCAAACTCTCCGTCAAGATCCGATGCATTGATGACGTTTCCATCTGCAATGTTGTTTGCCGTATCATTACGGACGTATCCAGTACCCATAGTTTACCTTCTCCCGTGGGTTGCGAACTCTAAAGTGGCCGCATCAAGTGAAAATGGAGGTGTCTGTGAATCAGACACAAATTCTAAAGAGACGTTGAACCCTGATCCAACCGTCTGTGTGGAAAATATTTTCTTCAATTTACCGCCAAATGATCCAGTACCGTATGTAGATACACCATACAAACTGACAGTGTTCGTAATATTGCTGAACTCAATCTCAGGGGGCTGAACCACACCTTCCGTATCAAAGTCCAACTTTAAGTTGACCACAGATTCAAATGAACCCTGCGGGTCAGTATAGATGTTCAACTTGTAAAATGACTTACGGATCTGTGGATCGTTGATGTACACAAACGGGGTAGCAAATGTTGCAACAATGTTATTACCATCAAAGGAAGAGCCATCTTCCATTCTGTACACGTATCCATCATCATTTGCGAAAACAACAATCTCTTGTGTCTCAGAACGATTACTGGCGGACACGTAGGCGTTTATTCCTCGTGTCTCCCCCCAGCCAATTTCATCACCACCTTGTTGAGAAAACTGAGTACCTAAAACTCCCAAAGCGGATGCATCTGTAAAACTGGAGTTAAATCCTAAAAGGCGGTACTGAGATTTCTCACGAATCACCACACTGGAAAAGCTAGTGCACTGCGTAAGTAGATTTGTCAATTCGTTCTGAATTGGCTTAGATACAACACCTAAACCAAAGTCATTAATCCTGTCAGTCGCTGAAAATAATCTTAGTCCATCTGGGCCAAGAAACATGATGTCTCCACCAATCTCTTGTACGGTGTCTTCTTTAACAGCACCCACATCATTGGTCACATTACTTTTTACAAAGTCTGCGAAGGATGTACCAGAGATAACATCAATAGATTTTGGAGTAAACACCACAAGCTGATTACGAAAAGACACAATGCCTGTTATGTTGTTCTTAAACGAAATGACACCGGCACCACTAGCCGCTGTAAAATCTGTGTCGGATAGAGGGGCAGTATAAACTAACGTATTGTTTTTAGCAAAGAATAAATGGTCTTGGTGCTCTACAACAAAGGTAGAATCTTCTACATCTCCGGTTGCAGTAGTTATACTCAAAAAACTTGAATTGTCAAATTTAAATGGCTTGCTAGCCCCATCTACAATGATCAGAGTCTTTGTTCCACCAAACATATGCTCAGCAAATCTGACATACCCACTTCCACCAAGGGTAACACCAGTAGAGGAATACGTTGCGTTATCTGTTAATTGTGTCCAGCCAGAGCCTGAAGAGATGTAGACATGTTGATTTCTAGCGACAACAACATTACCTGAAAATACTGTAATGCCTCTGACAAGCCCACTTCCAGCTAACTGAGCGGAATCAAATTTTGAGTACCCTTCAATGCGCTTAAAACCACCATCAATAGATGGCTCAAAGTTTCTTAGTATTCTCGCTGATCCGGGAAGTTTGACACCATGCTGAAGCGGAGACAGGTTAGTAACCAATCCACCTTGGAACTCAAACGCAAAACTTTGCCAGTTATCTAACGCCATTTTAGGCAGATACTCCGGTTACCGATCCAAACAAAGTAGATCTATTAATTGCAGTAGAACGTACATAATCAGTTCTATTGATCAGCATAGTACGCATCTGAGCTATGCCATCATCAAACTTATCTTTAATCACTGTGGCATCTTGAGTATTTGATCTAAACAGATACGCATAGTACATAGCACCGTCAATGATAACGTGACGGAATCTTTCAGGTACAATGGGTACATCAGTAGCACCGATCATGTCTACAGGATATCTATAATACTCGTAGACAATTTCGTAATCTTTATCTGGCTGTGGAGTTACACCGTACTCAAAATTTGGAGTTTGGAACACGTAGCGGGGGACGCCAGTGTTGGCTGAGGCGTTGTACTCTTGATCGACATACGTTTCCAAGTACTCCTCATAGCTTAATATCCTAAGCTTGGCAGTCTCATTATTTAATGTTGTATTTCGCTTAATGCGAAACGTGTCCATGTCAACAGTCTTGCAGTCTGATGGTAATGCATAACGTGTTACCCCAGTTGATAAGTCTTCTTCTTGCTCTACGTGATTGAAAGGCCACTGAAAATGAGATTGATTGATGTAGCGCACAGAAGAATTAACAGCATCTTTTGCTTGTTGATAAAATCCTGCGGCAGAACTAAAATTGGATGATGTCAATTGTACTTCATTTAAACGAGTATTGACATCGTTAACTAGCCCTAAGAAATCATACGCCATGTTAACGCTCCTTCACTTTTAGCTTGATTGTTCTTTCTGATGTACTCCCAGTAGAATCAGCCATGCGACAAGTAAATGTGTATTCTTCGTTGTGTGTGCCGCCAGCAATGTTAATTGTAGCTACTTGAGTAGTATTAGTCTGGGACACGTTTTGTATAGTGTCGGTAGTTGCACTACCACTAGCTGTAGCCAAAGTTTCACCAGCATCAATCTGAGTTTTTGTGTTATAGGATTTACTTTGAGCGAACCACGTAACAGTGGAAATTTGCGCACTACCTAAGTAGCGAGACCAATCGACACTATAGTCTAGGGTCTCATCTGGATCTTTATTGGGCCACCTAAAGCTCATTAGAATTCCTCTGTAACGTAGATCGTTCTATCCGCAGGGGTAGAATCTCTTTCAATATAAATAGTTCTCGCCTCTTCTGGCACGTACACTGTTCTTTCTTGACTTGTCTGACTCATTAGGCCGCCCGTGGTAGGTACACTGTACGCTTTCTACTATAATTTTCAGCTTGAGCGGGATAGTCAAATATAACAGTGGAAGTTCCAGCAGTTGTAACTGCAGAGGTTGCTGATACAGAAGTTATTTCAACACCCGCATTTCCAGCAACATCTGGTACTGTTACCTGTCCAGTCCCTTCAGTTGAACTAATCTCAAAATTAGCATCGCCAGAAACTGTAACTGTATTCGCTGTAACTGTACCTGTTACGAAGTCTACTGATATGACGTTCTCAGTGCTGACTTCTACATCGTTAACTGAGCCGGTTGCTTCAGTGTCTTCAGGTACAGCAACTACCTTACCTTCTACAGCAACAGTAGTGACAGAACCTGTGGCCTCTACACCAGATACAGTGTCGATGTTTGCTTCAGCAACGACATCGCCTACACCGCCTGTAGCACCTACCCCTTGAACAGATGTGATGACATGGTTGGCATCTGCTTCAATAACGATGTCAGGATCTACATTACCTGTAGAACTCGCACTCTCAGGCTCAACATTTGCGATACCGCTAAGCGTTACAGTTTCTACATTTCCAGTTGCTGTAACCGCTGGGACAGCCACATCCTTCGGTATGGAGATATCGACTGTTGTAACAGCACCAGTTGCATCGGCAGATTCTGGCGTGAAGTTAGCATCCGCAGTAACTGTTGTTGTTGTGACTGCACCAGTGCCTTCTGCGGACTCTGGGGTAACCCCGGCCTCTGCGGAGATAATTACATCATCTGTAACTATCGTAGCTGAAACTCCGGTTACAGTGTCAACACCTGCTTCCGCTACTACGTCACCTACACCGCCCGTAGCACCAACACCTTGAACAGACGTTATGACGTGGTTTGCATCAGCCTCAATGACTATGTCTGGGTCTACACTAGCAGTTGCTTGAACCCCTATCGGAGTTGTGGTTAGACCAAGTGAGAATGTTAGGTTGCCATTAACTATGCCAGACGCTTCAACGCCAGTAACAGTATCAATGTTAGCTTCAGCAATAACGTCGCCAATGCCACCAACGGCACCAACTCCCTGTACAGAAGTAATAACGTGGTTTGCATCAGCCTCAATGACTACATCGGGGTCTGCGGTACCTGTAGCCTGTACCGATGGGGCTGTCGTATTGGAATCAGCCGTGACGGTTGCTGTGGTGACAGAACCTGTAGCGTCAGAAGACTCCGGTACTACATTTGCTTGACCAACAAAAGTGAGGCCATCATCAGCGGTACCAGTAGCCTGTACGCCGGTAGGTTCTACCTGAGATTCAGCGACTACTGTAGCGGTTGTGACTGCACCAGTAGCTTCAACACTATCCACCTCAAAGGTGACAAAGATACCCGTGAATGCAACAACAGGCTCAATCTCACCTGTCGCTTCGACACCAGTAACGATGCCCCTCGCACCCGCCTTACCTTCAGCAGTGGTAATCTGTCCTGTAGCTGATGTGCTTGGTAGTGTTAAGTTTGAATCACCTGAGAGCGTAACTGTGGTGACACTACCTGTGGAGGAAACATCATCAAGTGTCGTGTTTGCATCCGCAGATATGGTTAAAGTTGTAGTCTGTCCTGTTCCTTCAACACCAGTTGTACCAGTGGAGGAATCTCCAGAGACAGTTGTTGTCGTTGTTTGTCCAGTAGCTTGGACGCCGTCTACTTGATGGATTGCAACACCGACAGTGCCTACTGTTCCTGTTGCACCTGTACCCTGTACACTGGTTAGTGTGTGGGTAGCATCTGCCTCAATAACGATGTCTGGGTCAGCAGTTCCGGAGGCTTGGACGGAGGGGAGGGTAACAGAAGAGTCTGCTGTTACAGTGACTGACGTTACAGAACCCGTAGAAGATACGCCACTGTGCGTCTCGGTAATCGTTCCACCGTAGGTATTCGTACCGTAGACAGCGGAACCGTAGATAGCCCCAGACTTAGATACATCTAAGGGGGCTTCTACAGTGACAGGGACTTCACCGTATTTGGCAGAACCGTATTGTCCTATGCCATACTTGGCTTGATCCGCCGCCACAATAAACTACTTAAGCAATACGAATAACAGCGTTAGATGCGTCAGCAGTCGGGAACTGAATAACGAAGTCACCATTCGTAGATGTCTTGTCACCACCGAAATCCAACACGGCGATAGCATCAGTAGTTCCTGAACCACCATCAGCAGTCGTATTGTAGATCAACGCACTTGCCGCAGTGATTGTTGCATTAGAGAAAGTCTCATCTGCAAAGTCAACAAACGCTGTTGTTCCACTGAGAGTTACAGTAGGGCTGTCTAGAGTTTGCCCGCCCGCAGAATACCCAGTACCAGATACTTCGGCGGTTGTAGTGTAATCCGTGGTTGCCGCACCGTGAGTTGCGGAAGAAGTGTAGAGTGCGATTTTGAAAGTGTCAGCATCCATTTCGTGATGGCCCTTGAGCAAATCACGCTTGAATGAAGAACACATTGCAGTTGTACTAGCCATTAGCTTTTAGTCTCCTTGACCAAGTAATTTAAATTGGAATCTAAAGCACGTTGAATGTATTTCGCTACAACTTGCTTAACATGTCCTTGGAATAAGTGTGCCTGTTCCCTCAAAGGGGCAGGAGCGGTATCACTGATCTGTATGATATCGTTAGTTGCCATTTCAGCTAACTGCTCAACAGAGAGTGGTCCGTTAGTCGATGTGTGTACTTTAAAATTAATCATTAGAGAAAGTCAGGGGGCCGAAGCCCCCATCCTTATTGTTGCTTATGCAAGCTGATCACGATCAACTTCGTCAGCACCACCACCCAGTGCATCGACATCCAAAAGGACAGCGAATACACGGAGTACGCCAGTGATAGGTGCAGTAGAGATTGAGTCCAACTCAATATCAATGGTGTCTGCAGTAGACCCGATGATAACAGGAGCAGAACCGTCTGCCATTGTCGCATAAGTACCAGCAGGTGCGTCAGCGGCATCAAACTCAAAACCACCTACGAAGCGATCTACGTCGCCTCCAGTGACACCGAGGCTCAATACTGAGTCTGCTGAACTACCATCTACTGCTGTAGTGACTTCAATGCCAGCAGTCATGATCATAGTATTCGCAGGTACTGTGATTGCTTGAATGATTTCACCTGCTTCCAAAACACCGCCTTTTGACGCAACAGCGGCGGCGATGTCAATAGAAGCTTCTACGAAGTAGGGTGAACGTGAAGGAGTTGTGCTCGTACCACGAGCGGCAACAACGAGATCTGAAATAGTTCCAGCGGCCATAGTAAGTTCCTCCTATTAATAGCCAGTTTGGTAACGTAAAGTTACGAGCGACTCTGGACGAAGGATCTTACGACCATACAGGTGCATACCACGAACGATGTCCGCAAAGCTGTCTGGATCACGGTAAGTCTCAGTCTTGTTGATCTGCTGAGCAGTAGCAACGGCTGAGTCATGACCAGCTACGATAACACCGTAGTTGTCAGCTTGTGGAGTTGTAGATGCAACAGCAGGACCAGTACCTACAGCAGGAAGGTTGTTAGAAACGTATACACGGAAGCCGTGCAAGTTGTTAATAACAAGACCGTTCTGGAGTCCGCCAGCTTGTCCGCCGAAGTCTGAGTTGAACAAGTTAGACTGCTCGTCCTTCAAAGTCTCCATGAAGACTGGGTCAATGACCAACCAACGTCCTTGTGTGTCAACAAACTGTTGATCTAACAAGCGGCCCATGCGAGCAATAGCTTGCAATGGAGAAACGGAAGCCGCATCAATTGCGTCAGCACCCGGCAAACGTGGAATGATATCCACAGCCTTACCTGCACCATTTCCGGTAACACCAAAGTCAGTTGAGTCCAACTTCATAGAAGCGAGAAGCTCATCAGAACCAGCAGTTGTTACTGCTTTAGTGCCGTTGACTTGATCGTTGACTGTGCCAGCCGCTGTGTGCAGTGAAGCCTGCTTGTAACCAGCGAGGTAGCCAAGGACTTCTTGGTCATACTGGTCACGCAAGCGGTATGCCGCACGATCAGTAGCCATTTGCATGAAGTTCACATGTGAATGTGCTTCTTCAATGTCATCCATCTTGAAGGCAAAGTAATTTGACTTGTCGATTACAAGAGTGAAATCTTCGTCATCAAGATCTTGCGCTGTGATTTGTGAACCACGAGTGTAAGGCTGGACTGAAATTTCAGGCTCTTTAATGATCTTCACTGAATCACCCATCTGAGCGATTTCACCGAAGTAATCGTTGTTAGTAATATCTTCTACAGTAGAAGACTTACGGAAAGCAAGCTGTACCTGCTTTGAGTAGATTACGGGGCTAAAGTTACCATTAGGTAGGTTACCGTAGCCCGCCGCTGATGTAAATGCCATGATGACA